AGTTATATAAATTCACGTGTAACGTGTGGGTTGTGGGTTGTGCCTATAATCTAGGGTAGGTTGTGCCGTGTGCCTTGTCCCGTGTAGGTTGTGCCGTACCTCACGCCTCGCGTGTGGGTTGTAAAAGGCTCATTTCTCGATCGGCCATATTCTTGCCACATTTTTGACAAAATTCGGCCATAATATATTATTTTTTTTTATATATGTGATCTTGAGCAGGATTCATAAACACAGTATGGTATATTTTTAAATGATGAAGACAGATTTATTAAGCACAGATCAATTGAGGGCCCGTGTTGAAAAAGTATACATAGAACACATTAAACTTTGCCAAGATAATTTTTTATATTTTGTGAAAGAAGTGTGGCCAGAGTTTTTATTTAGAAAAGAGAAGGACCCAGATAAATGGGGGCACCATCAAATTATTGCAAACGAGTTCACACAAATATCATCAAAGAAAAAAGGAAGGCTCATCGTGAATATGCCTCCAAGACATACCAAGTCCGAATTTGCTAGTGTGTACTTTCCTGCATGGATGATAGGAAAATACCCTAAGATGAAAATAATGCAGGTGACCCACAATGCTGAATTATCTGCAAGGTTCGGTGCAAAGGTTCGTAACTTAATTGATAGTCCAGAGTATAAAAAAATCTTTGGAGATGTTAGACTAAGAGCTGATAGTAAGGCTAAAGGCCGATGGGAGACTAATCACGGGGGTGAATACTTTGCAGCGGGTGTAGGCGGTTCAATAACTGGACGAGGGGCGGATTTACTTATTATCGATGATCCTCATACCGAACAAGATAGTTTATCTAAAAATGCAATGGAGAGAGTTTATGACTGGTATTCATCAGGACCCAGACAACGTTTGCAACCAGGAGGCTCAATTGTTTTAGTGATGACCCGTTGGGCACAAAATGATTTGACGGGGTACCTAATCAAAAATCAAAAAGAGGAAAAGGCTGATAAGTGGAAACAAATATCTTTCCCTGCCATTTTAGATACAGGTAATCCTGTGTGGCCAGAATACTGGACCGTAGAAGAATTAGAAAAAGTTAAAGCATCCTTACCAATTAGAAACTGGTCTGCTCAGTATATGCAGAACCCAACATCAGAAGAAGGCGCAATCATTAAACGAGAATGGTGGCAACCTTGGGAAGGTGAACTACCGTATCTACAACATGTGATTCAATCTTATGATACTGCATTTTCTAAAAAAGAAACTGCCGACTATTCTGCAATTACTACTTGGGGAGTTTTCTATAATGAAGAAATAGATCGCCAGTGTATTATTTTGTTAGATGCCTTAAAAGGTAAATATGATTTTCCAGAGCTCAAAGCTGTGGCTTGGGAGCAATATAAATATTGGGAACCTGAAACCGTTATCATTGAAGCTAAAGCAACAGGACAACCTTTGCTTCAAGAATTTAGAAGACAAGGTATTCCTGCCATAGACTTCATGCCATCTAAGGGTAAAGATAAACACTCAAGAGTAAATGCTTGTGCGCCTTTATTTGAAGCAGGGTCCATTTTTTATCCAGAAGGTGAACGTTGGGCAGAAGAAGTAATTGAAGAATGTGCTGCCTTTCCACATGGTGAGTATGACGATTTGGTTGATAGTACTACCCAAGCTCTAATGCGATATAGACAAGGAAATTTTGTAGAAACAGCCATGGATTGGAAAGACGAAGAGAACGATTATCAGAAGCAGTATCAGTATTACTAACCCTTTGAAAAAATGGTACACTTTGAACAGTTATAACTAATTCTTAAGGAGACATAATTATGAGCAAAAAAGGAAAGAGAGTCGCAAAAGTTCTTGCTGGACTAGGTGCTGCTTATCTTGGTTCTAAAATGCTTGGGAATAAAGGTATGGACAAAATAGACATGAAAGCTGTCTATGAAGATATGCCATCACCTAAATCTAAAACACCAAGTGTTATGCCAAAAGCAAAACCAAGCAACATAGGTAGCAGAATGCCTAGAAGTAAAAATAGATTTTTAGGTATGAATTTTGGTGTTTCTGAAACACCTTCTAACTTAGAGGGTTTCAAAGAGGCTGAAAGACAAAGAAGAATTAAAACTGGATTTGGTAGAAATGTAGGTAGAAGATCAATGGCTACAGATGCTTTTGATATTACAGGAGCTAAGACAGGAAAGTTCGTGACAACTAAGTGTAAACTTGGTAGAAATAAAAAAACAAAAATTACTTAATGGCTGAAATAGATAACAACAACGAGAGACCTGAAGAAATTCAGGCTGAAGAGGTCAATGTTGAATTACCTGATTTAGAAGAAGCAGGTGAGGCTATTGATGAAGTTGTTACTGAAGCTAAGAAGCAAGAAAAGTTCTATGAAAATATTGCTGAGGATTTAGATGAGCGTGTACTTGCACGCTTATCTTCTCAGCTCGTTACGGATTACAAAAAAGATAGAGTATCAAGATCCGATTGGGAAAGAACTTACACAAATGGTTTAGATCTTTTAGGATTTAAATATCAAGATGTAACAAGACCTTTCCAAGGTGCAAGTGGTGTAACACACCCTTTACTTGCAGAGTCAGTTACACAATTTCAATCACAAGCATACAAAGAATTATTACCATCAGATGGTCCAGTAAGAACACAAATCGTTGGAGCTGCAAATAAACAAACAGAAGAACAAGCTCAACGTGTTCAAGATTTTATGAATTATATGTTAATGGAGAAAATGGAAGAGTTTACTCCAGACTTTGATCAATTATTATTTTATTTACCGCTTGCAGGATCTGCATTTAAAAAAGTTTATTATGATGAAATACAAGAAAGAGCAGTATCTAAATTTGTACCTGCTGAAGATTTAATTGTTCCTTACTACGCAACTGAATTAGCAGATTGTGAAAGAATTACACACATCGTTAAGATGAGTGAGAATGATATTTTAAAAAAACAAAAAGCAGGCTTCTACAGGGATGTAGAAATTATGCCAAAGCAACCTGAAAAAAATCAAATTCAAGATAAGCTTAATCAATTAGAAGGTGTTAAGCCAAGTGGAGAAAAAGAATTACAGTACAACGTTCTTGAAATGCACGTTGATTTAGATTTAGAAGAATTTGAATTTGAAAAAACTGAAAAAAATATTAAAGTTCCTTACATTGTCACTATTGATGAAGGCTCAGGAGAAGTTTTAGCTATTTATCGTAACTACAGATATGGTGATGAAAAAATGAAAAGACAAAATTACTTTGTTCATTTCAAATTTTTACCAGGATTAGGATTTTATGGCTTTGGTTTAATTCATATGATTGGCGGATTATCTAAATCTGCAACAACTGCGCTAAGACAATTGTTAGATGCGGGTACTTTAGCGAATTTACCTGCAGGATTTAAGTCTCGTGGTATCAGAATCAGAGATGATGACCAACCTTTCCAGCCAGGAGAGTTCAGAGACGTGGATGCACCAGGTGGAGACATTAGAAATCAGTTTCAAATTCTACCATTCAAAGAACCATCAGGCACATTATTCCAATTATTAGGTTTTGTTGTCCAAGCTGGACAAAGATTTGCAGGAATTGCAGACATGCAAGTGGGTGAAGGTAACCAACAAGCAGCAGTTGGGACGACAATAGCCCTCTTGGAGCGTGGTTCACGGGTCATGAGCGCTATTCACAAGCGTTGTTACTACGCGATGAGACAAGAATTTAGACTCTTGTCAGGAATTTTTAGAGATTATCTACCTCCAGAGTACCCATACGCAGTTTATGGAGCAGATCGCATAATTAAAGTTGCAGATTTTGATGACCGTGTTGATGTAATTCCTGTTGCCGACCCGAATGTGATGAGTATGGCGCAAAGAGTAACACTTGCCAATGAAAATTTAAAGATTGCCGTCTCAAATCCACAACTTCACAACTTAAGAGAAGCTTACCGAAGAGTTTATGAAGCATTAGGAACGAAAAACATTGATGCTATTTTAAAACCAGAACCCGTTCCGACTCCAAAGGACCCCGCAACAGAAAATTCAGAAGCATTACGTATGGAAATCCCTAAAGCTTTTCCAGACCAGGATCACGAAGCACATGTCACGGCCCACGGTGCTTTCATTCGTTCAAGAATGGTACAAATGAACCCAATGGTCTATGCATTACTTCAAGCTCACATTTCTGAGCATATTGCATTCCAAGCTCATGGTGAAATTGGAGCTTTCGTTGCAGAAGACCCTATGATGCAACAAATGAAACTACAAGATCCAGATGCATACATGGTTCAATTCAATTCAATGGTTTCTAAAAGGATTGCTGAATTGACTACAAACCTAGTTGCACAAGAAGGCGGTCAACAAGATCCACTCGTTGCATTGAAACAAAGAGAACTTGATCTTAAAGCCATGGATATCCAAAGACGAGCACAAGAATCTATGTTAGACTTGGAGAGAAAACAATACGAATTCGACGAGAAGTTAAATTTCGAAGAAGTCAAATTAGAACAACAGCAAGATCAATCCGATGATCGTCTGGCTGTTGCACAAGAAAAAATAAACGTAGCAAGGGAGAAAGTAAATGTTAACAAAAATCAAAAATAAAGTTTGTGAACTATTCTGTAAGTTATTTGGAATTGTTCCATGTATGTGTAATCACGAATGTGACTGCAAAAAGAAAGCGAAGAAATAATGCCTTTAACCGATAAAGGTAAAAAAATCATGAAATCCATGCAAAAACAGTATGGAAAGAAAAAGGGAGAGCAAGTCTTTTATGCCTCTGTAAATGAGGGTAAAATAACTGGAGTGGAGAAAAAAGAAATGAAAAAAGCAAGTTTAGGATTATTAGCAGCTAAGAAAGCAAAAGATAAAGGTGCAAAAGGTGCAGAATTTTTATCACCTTCAGCTTTAGCGATGAGATTAATCGGAAGAAAAAAAGGCTCACCTAAAAAAGGTGAATTCAAAGATAATCCAGAAGATAGATTTGGTGAATACAGAACATCAAAAGCTTCAAAAGGTAAAATGATTAAACTCAAAGGTGGCGGAGCTGCTATCAGAGGAACGAATTTCAAAGGTGTATTTTAATGGCAGGTAAGAAAAAAGGAGCACCTCCTAAAAAAGGACCCGACTCAGATGGAGTTTCATACACAGACTATGGAAGAAGTGGTGTAACTTACAAAGATGAAAAAGGTAATATAGTTTCAAAAGAAGAAATGTACAAAGAAGATGAAATGATAGATGCTCCAGTTGAAAGCATCTTAGAAGAATCCACAAAAGAAATGATAGGTAAAAAATCGGGCGGAATGATGTCTTGCCCTCATCGTCCAGATGGTGTAAGAGGAGTAGGTGCCGCTATCAAAGGAACCAAATTCTCAGGACTTAAATAAAATCGGTTTCGACCAACTCACTCATAAAGAAAAAATAATATTTTTATCAGGTGTCTTTGATGGAGAAGGCAGCTTTGGCTATTGGTCTAGCGGTAAAGGTAGAAAGCGTTTACTTGTTGCAAAAGTAGAAACCACAGATGCAGATATGGTCGCAAGATTTAAAGAAGTCTTTGGTGGTGATTTTTTTGCAATTCACAAAAGACAAGAGCATCATAAAAATAGTTTTACTTGGAAAGTTGTTAGGGAGCAGGCTTGGAAGGTCCTTCAACAAATGATACCCTATATGTGTTTAAGAAGGAGAGAAAAATTTTATGGCTTGGTTGAACTTGTTGAGTATGGCCGTGAAGACGGGAGCTCACATATACAAAAACAGACAAGAATCAAAGAGGTTAATGAGTGATGCACAAAAATTACATGCACAAAAAATGGCGGCGGGTGAGATTGAGTATCAAACGCTTGTTAAAAGTGATCAGCAACAATCTTGGAAAGACGAGTTTGTATTGTTACTGGTCAGCGCGCCTGTGATGTTGCTTATTTGGTCGGTTTTTTCGGATGATCCTGACATAAAAATTAAAATTGATCTTTTCTTCGAATACTTCTCAAATATGCCGATGTGGTTCCAAATTTTATTCGTTTCAGTCGTAGGTGCGATTTACGGAATCAAAGGAACTGAGATTATGAGAAAAAAATAATGAAGATTAGATTCTACCAAAACATCGATGGATATCGATGGGTAGGGTTCTTCATTGCTTTAATCTCCGTATTTATTTTATCTTCTGCAAATCCAAATACACAATGGTTAGGTTGGTGTTTATCTGTTATTGGATGTTCTTTATGGGTCTATATTGGCTATAAAGATAGAGATACAGCCAGAACACTTATGGAATTAATGTATCTTGCATTATCGATCAGAGCTGTTATTAACTGGTTATGATTCAAGGTGATAGTACAGAATATGAGTTACTTGCAAAATGGGCAAGTGAATGTAAAAACAATCATTTAAGTTGTGAGATTGGTGTAAGAGAAGGATTGGGTTCTAAAATCATTTTAGATAATTTAAAACCTAAAACTCATATTGGAATAGATCCCTACGGTAATTTAAATTATCAACACTATGATGATACAGGTGCTTATCAATGTGATTATACAGAATCAATGAGAGTTGGGCTTCTAAAAGACATGGCAGAGTATGAAAACTTTGATTTACTCCATATGACCGATATTGATTTTATGAATAGGTTTTGGGATGCAGGTCCATTTGATTTTGTTCATTTTGATGGTCCCCATATGACAAGGGACGTTATCCGTGAGGCGTTATGGTTTGCAGACCGATCACAGAAAGGCACCCGTTTTGTCTTTGATGATTACCCTAAGTACAACATGTCTAAAATAAGTGACTTATTAGGTTATTGGAACTTTAGGCAAGTTGAAGCAGGTAAGAATAAAATTTGCTATGAGCAACTTTGATTTAGATACGCTTCAAGCGTTTAGAAAATACATAAAAAAACAAATCGAACAGACCAAAGAGGATATTGTGTACGGTGTAGACAGTACAGAAAAGTTGCAGTATTCTAGAGGTAGGCTCAGCGCACTTGAGACGCTGCTACAGGATCTGAAAGACCTGCAGAACAAGGAAAATATGTTCGATGACGATAATAACACCGACTAGCACGCTTATCGGAAGTGCTAAAAAAATAAACTCTGATAAAGCTCCAGAAACAACGGAGCAACAAATCCCTACAGACCCAGAAGGTATTAAGGAGTATTTAGAACTTATTCCTAAACCTGTTGGATACAGACTTTTAGTTAGACCTTACTCAGGACCTAAAAAAACTAAAGGTGGATTAATCTTAACCGATACCGCAAGCGATACGATTCAAATGACAACCGTTGTTGGATTAATCGTTGCGATGGGCGATCTTTGTTACAAAGACGAAAGTAAATTTCCATCAGGCCCGTGGTGCAAGAACGGGGATTTTGTGATCTATGGCAGATATGCTGGATCACGTTTCAAAACAAAATACGGCGAGCATCGTATTCTAAATGACGATGAGATTATCGCCAAGATAAACAAACCAGAAGACATTCTGCAACTATACTAATTAGGAGGTATTGAAAAATGTCAACAGAAGAAATGCAATCTAAAGTACAACCTGAGGTTGAACTTGATTTAGATGATGTCAAGGAAGAACAGGTTGAATTAAAACAAGAACCAGAAACAAAGAAAGAAGAAGCACCGAGTTTAAATGTAGGTGAAGTTGATCTTGGATATACTTCTCATGATAAGGAACAAAAAGAAGAAAAACCTGTCATAGAAGAAGTACAAGAAGAACAAGCTGAAGTTAAACAAGAAGTTTCTGAAACTGAAACTGAAACAAAAGCTGAAGAGAAAAAAGATAATCTTCAAGAAGTTTCTGATTCTGTTCAAAAGAGAATTGATAAATTAACTAGAAGATATAGAGAAGCTGAGAGAAGAGAAAAGGCTGCATTAGATTATGCAAAATCTCTACAGAAAAAATATTCAGGTTATGACAAAAAAGTAGACACGGCTGATGAGAACTATTTGAAAGAGTTTGATGCAAGAGTGGATGCTCAAAGAGAACAAGTTAAGTTTAACTTAAAAGCTGCTATTGAAGCTAATGACGCAGATGCCATTATGAAGGCAAATGACGAGTTAACTAGACTTTCTGTAGAAAAAGAAAAAGCAAGACTACAGATGGAAGATAGACAAGCTAGAGCTAAACAAGCTGAGGAAGAAGCTAAAGCAAATGAAGGAAAAACTGAGCAAATTCCTGGCTATGAACAACAACAAGTTCAACAACCAGAGCCGAGCGATAAAGCTTTAGCCTGGAAGGAGAAGAATACTTGGTTTGGAAATGACAAAGTTATGACCAACGCCGCTTTTACAATCCATGATGACCTAGTGGCCATGGGTATTGATGTAGAAAGTGACGAGTATTATAATGAAGTTGATAAACGAATGAAGGATAATTTCCCTCACAAGTTTGCAGCTTCGGAAGAAAAACCAGCGCAGCCTAAGCCCGTCCAAAAGGTTGCATCAGCTGGCCGAACGCAAGAAGGACGCAGAACTGTGAGACTCACCAAATCACAAGTTGCTATTGCAAAAAAATTAGGGGTGCCACTAGAAGAATACGCTAAATTCGTGAAGGAGGGAAAATAACATGACTAGCGAGAATAAAAGAACTTCACGCGCATCAATGGAAAAGAAACCATTGAGAGCCAAACCTTGGGTCGCTGCATCCAGTTTAGATGCACCACCTGCGCCAGAAGGCTTTATCCATAGATGGATCAGAACGTCTGTAACAGGACAAGAAGACACCAGAAATGTGATGAAGAAGCAAAGAGAAGGCTGGGAATTTGTGAGAGCAGAAGAGATTAAAAATCAATTAGGCGATCATGACTATCCAGTTATTCAAAAAGGGGATCACGCAGGTTTAATTGGTCATCCAGACTGTTTGTTGGCAAGGATCCCGATTGAGGTCGCAGAAGCAAGAAGAGAATATTTTGCACAAATGACGCAAGATAGAATGAATGCTGTTGATAACGATGTCATGAAGGAGCAAAGACCAGAGATGCCTATTAATATTAATAGACAATCTCGCGTTACTTTTGGTGGTGGATCAAAACAATAGTTTTGCAATACCAACAAGTAACTGTTTAACTTTAATAACTAAGGAGAAAAAAAATGGCTAATGTAGCTGAAAAATATGGTCTAAGACCAGTAAGAAAGTTAGATGGCTCTCCGTTTATTAATGCACAAAACAGATACAGAATAACAGCAAATTACGGAACTCCGATTTTCCAAGGTGATCTGGTTACTCCAGCAGCTGATGGAACAATCACAAGAGCTGTAGCTAATACTTCTGAAACTGTTATTGGTGTATTTAATGGAGTGTTCTACACTGACCCTACTACTCAGAAGCCAACTTACAAAAACTATTATCCTGGTACAGTTAATGCTAGCGACATCGTTGCTAACGTAATTGATGACCCGAGTGTAGTTTACAGAGTTGACTCTGATGGAGCGTTCACTGTAGGTGACATCTTTAAAAACTTTGCAATAACAAACAATACTGGTAACACTCAAACTGGTATCTCTAAAGTTCAATTGGACTATAGTGTATCAGGTGTTACTACCTCTGGTACTGTACTTCAAGCAATTGATATTTCACAAGATGTATCAAACAGCGAAGCAGGTGCAGTAAACGTAGATGTTTTAGTAAGAATCGTAAAACACTTCTACGACCAAGGAACAGGTCTATAATAGGAAAGGATATAAATTATGGCTATTTCAAGATCACAGCTAGTTAAAGAACTAGAGCCAGGTTTAAATGCACTATTTGGCCTGGAATACAACAGATACGACAACGAGCATGCAGAAATCTTCGTAACAGAAGCATCTGACAGAGCTTTCGAAGAAGAAGTTATGTTATCTGGTTTCGGAACTGCACCAACAAAAGCTGAAGGCGCTGGTGTAACTTTCGATAACGCAACAGAATCATACACTTCAAGATACTCACACGAGACAGTCGCTCTCGCGTTTGCTATCACTGAAGAAGCAATCGAAGACAATCTATACGACAGATTAGCAGCTAGATACACAAGAGCTTTAGCAAGATCTATGTCTCAATCGAAACAGATCAAAGCAGCTAATGTTCTTAACGGAGCTTTCACTACTCAATTAGGTGGTGATGGTAAACCTTTGTGTGCTACTGACCACCCATTAGCAAATGGTGGGACATTCAGAAATGAATTGTCAACTGCAGCAGACTTGTCTGAAACTTCACTAGAACAATCGCTAATCGACATTGCAGCGTTTGTTGACGAAAGAGGATTAAAGATCGCTCTTCAAGGTAGAAAAATGATAATTCCAAAAGAATTACAATTTACTGCTGAGAGAATCTTAAGATCACCTTTATCAACAACTGCAGGTGGAACTGGTGATGGTACTTTTGCGAAAAACGACATTAACGCAATCATGAACATGGGAATGATTCCAGAAGGTTACAGAGTTAATCACTTCTTAACTGACACGGATGCATTCTTCATCATGACTGATGCGCCTAATGGTCTAAAACACTTCGTAAGATCGCCAATCAAAACTGCGATTGAAGGTGACTTCGACACTGGAAACGTAAGATTTAAAGCTAGAGAAAGATACAGCTTCGGCTTCTCTGACCCTAGAGGAATCTTCGGTTCTCCAGGAGCGTAACCGATATATGTTAGGGGCGGTCTTTACTGCCCCTAACAATTAATTTAAAATAGGATTATTATGGCATTTAAAAGTGATGTAAAAGCAGTTCAAATTACAGGTACTGGCACAGTGTTTGCTGGTAGAACTAGACTACGTGGAATTATTGTGAACTCAAACAGTATAAACAGCAATGGTTCAATAACCTTAACTCAAGTAGGCGATGCCGAAACTGTTTTTACTTGCACGGTTAGATCCGAT